GACGCAGGAGGCTTTGGCCTAACTGAAACAGACAATGTGATTTCGTGTGGGTCGTTTGTAACTGGCAGTGGTGGAAAAATGACTGCCCCAGTTAACCTTGGTTACGAAGTTCAGTGGCTTCTTGTGAAAAATAGTGGCAGTTCAGAAAACTGGCAAATCTACGACACAATGCGCGGGATGTCCAATACGGGCTATAGTGTGCTGTACCCCAATCTTACTAGCGCAGAATACTCTGGGGCAAGTGCTATTGCACCCAATGCTACAGGCTTCGACACGCCTAATGCGTCTGGCCCCTTTGCCAGCTTTGCCAACTACATCTACGTAGCCATTCGCAGAGGCCCGATGGCAGTGCCTACTGTGGGGACTAGTGTGTTTGCGCCTGTAACATACACTGGAGATAACTCTAACACTCGTGTTATCACTACAGGATTTCCGCCAGACATGGTGTGGACTGGTGCGCCCGTTGACGGAGGAAGGCGGGTAGGAGACAGACTGCGGGGACTGTTTACAAATCCCGGGCCAGTTAACTACACATATGCCACTGGAGACGAGACACTTGCCTCGTATAGTCTCCCTCAAATGAGTGGGTGGCAGACTGGCAATGGAACAATCAGGTATGAAAACTCAACAGCAGTAAATTACGTTCTTCATGCTTTTAAACGTGCCCCCAGCTTCTTTGATGTGGTTTGCTATACAGGGACGGGAAGTTTAACGACTATTACGCACAACTTGGCGGCAGTGCCTGAGTTAATAATTGTTAAAAGAAGAAGTGCATCAAACAGTTGGTACATTTACAACAGCACTATTGGCGCGGCAAATGCTTTGTTTTTAAATGCAGTAAATGCAAGCACCGCAGATAATGCGGCTTGGAATAGCACTTCTCCAACTAACACTGTCTTCACTGTCAATACAGAAAGCGCAGTAAACTTTTCTGGTCAAACCTATGTCGCCTACCTGTTTGCCACTTGTGCAGGCGTTTCTAAAGTTGGCACATACACAGGCACGGGTGCGGCACAGACTATTAACTGCGGCTTTACGGCAGGTTCAAGGTTTGTGCTAATTAAACGTACGGACTCAACTGGCGACTGGTATCTCTGGGACTCAGCCCGTGGCATCATCCCTAGTAACGACCCATACCTCTTGTTAAACTCATTCGCCGCTGAAGTCACGGGTACAGACTACGTGGATACCACAAACGTGGGTTTTGACATCACCAGCACTGCCCCTGCTGGTATCAATGCAAACGGCGGAACCTACATCTTTTTGGCAATCGCTTAAGGACAGAACATGAGTCAGAAATACAGTGGCGGTTTCATCACAAAGTCTCCAGTAGCGCCAACAACATCGGCGGCTTCTGGTATCTGGACGCTTGACCAACAACAGCAAGCTCAGAAAGCCGGTACTTGGCCCAGCCCACCTGTGTTCATTGAGGATTTGTTTTCTACGTATTTGTATACAGGCAATGGCTCTACACAGACTATTAACAACGGTATTGATGTATCTGGCAAAGGTGGATTGGTTTGGATTAAAGACAGAAGCTATACGTGGAGCCATTCTTTATTTGATACCGCCCGTGGCACAACAAAATTTCTTCAAACAAACAGTACAAGTGCAGAACTATCGGAAAGCAATTTTAGTTCATTTAACTCAAATGGTTTTTCAATGTCAGGCGCGGGGTCTACTACCGGCATCAATAGCAATGGTGATGCATTTGTAGCGTGGACATTTGCAGAACAGCCAAAGTTCTTTGATATTGTGACTTATACGGGTGATGGCACTAATGGTCGAGCTATTTCACACAGTCTTGGCTCAACGCCCGGCTTTATTATTGTTAAATCCACTAGCGATGCGGCTCAATGGGTATGTTGGAGTCGTGGTTTTAACAGCGGTAACGGCTACGGCTATTTAAATGACACAACAGCTTGGTTTACTAGTGGTGAAGATGTTTGGGGAAATGGAACATCATACATTGCACCCACATCAACAACTTTTACTGTTAAAGGTGGGAGTACATCAAACCTTAATGGTAGAACATACGTAGCCTACCTATTCGCCCATGACGCAGGAGGTTTTCCTGTTTCTGGCGGTGGCTCAACCAATGGTATTTCGTGTGGGTCTTGGACAGGAACAGGCTCAACCTTTACTGTAAATCTTGGATATGAACCTCAGTGGTTGATGTTTAAACGCACAGATGACGTGGGCGATTGGATTATTATTGACAATATGCGTGGGGTTACAGTAGATGGGGCAGACGCATACCTTAGGCCAAATACCAGCGGTGCAGAATCAAACATAACTGGCGGAGCAACATTAAACTCAACAGGATTCAGTTGGGCTACTGGTGCGGGATCAACTTTTATCTACATAGCCATCCGCCGTGGCCCAATGAAGACCCCAACTGTGGGTACGAGTGTTTTAGAACTTCAAAACCTATACAATTTATCAGTAAATACTTTGGTATCTAGCACAGTAGTACCTGATATGGTTTTTCAAGCTAATGACTATGCCCGCTACAGTATTTCAAGACTTACTGGCGGTATAAATACTGCTTCTTCTAGCGCAACAAGCCCTAGAAGATGGTTATATCCAAATGATACTAGTGCAGAAGATACTACAACAACTGGTCTTTTTTATGAGATGCAAAATGCGTCTTTTCGGCTTGCTGGAAATGGGGCTGTCCCAGCGCCATCCGTTAATTTAGCATATTTTTTAAAACGCGCTCCCGGTTTTATGGATGTGGTTTGCTATACAGGGACGGGAACAGCAACAACATTTACTCACAATTTAGGTGTTGTGCCTGAACTAATGATTGTAAAAACTCGCTCACTTAGTGGTCAAGATTGGGCGGTATATAGCGCAACACTTGGAAATACTGGCCTTATATATTTAAATCAATCGGCCGCAGCAAATACTGGATATGGTCATTGGAATAGCACTTCTCCAACATCAACTGTTTTTTCTGTTGGCGGTGGTGGATATAACATGGTAAATGGTAGCGGTGCAACTTATGTCAACTACTTGTTTGCAACAGTAGCAGGTGTTTCCAAAGTAGGCTCATATACAGGAACAGGCGCACTTCAAACAGTCAACTGTGGATTTACGGCTGGCGCTCGGTTTGTTTTAATTAAGCGCACAGATTCAACTGGCGGTTGGTATCTTTATGACTCAGCCCGTGGTATTACATCGGGCAATGACCCCTACTTATTCTTAAACACTGCATCCGCTGAAGTCACCGGTACAAATTACGTTGACACCGACACCACTGGCTTCCAAGTCACAGCCGCCGCACCAGCAGGTTTAAACGCCAATGGCGGCACATACATCTTTCTCGCAATTGCTTAAAAGGAGCACATCATGGAAATTCGTTTACGTTCAACAGGTGAAGTTATGTATGAGAGTGAGTTCCGTACTCGCTTCGCTCAGAACTTGCCATCCAACCCTTTAACACAAGAGTGGCTTAACAGCTACGTCAGCGACCCCGCTGGTGACATTGTGTTTGAAGGCCCACAGGCTACAGGCGGCACGGTATACCAGTACAGCCAACGCTCTGGCGTGGAACAGATTGACGGCAAGTGGTACACAAAGTACATCCTTGGCCCAGTATTCACAGACCGCGCCGCATCAGAAGGCCAGCCTGCCCAGACAGCCGCCGAGCAGGAAACTGCATACAAGGCAATGAAAGACGCAGAGCAAGCCAAGTCAGTACGTGCAACCCGTACTGAAAAGCTTAAGGACTGCGACTGGACACAGATTGCCGACAGCACCGCAGATAAAACTGCATGGGCTACATACCGCCAGCAACTCCGTGATATCACAGGTCAAGCAGGTTTCCCTTGGACAATCACTTGGCCTGACGCTCCCTAATCATGTGGGACTGGGCTGAAGCATTCATTGCGGCGGCCTGTATAGTGGCCTTCGTCATCTATGGCACGTACATAATTGCATGGAGTATGGTGTGATAAATGCGTTGGCTCATACTGTTACTGCTGTTGGGGCTAGTTGGAGCCGTAGCCAAGAATGGCTGTCATGTGCGCGAGTTCTGGTCAATTGCTTGGACAATCCACAACCCATCCGAACGCCATCAGCAGATGTCAATGTGGCTAACAAACAATGCACAGCACTGTCGATCTCAAGATTATGTGGTGATGTGGAACAACTTGTCAGAGTGGGCTGGCGCGGCAGATTCAGCAGAACTCAGAACTAAAGTCATTCATGGATACAAAGATGCACTTGAGCGAGAGAAGAAATGAAAGTCAGTTACGACAAGTGGTATCCCGTCGTGCAACCTACCGCGACCACGCAGACAGATGTGTTTGCCAAACGGGTGGAAAGGCTTGATGCTGAACGTGCTTTAAACACACAAATAGCGCAACAGGTAAAGAAGTTTCACCAGTATGAGTATGAGATTTATGAATACAGGATGCGGCAGATCACAATAAACATTGACA